TGAGAACTCTTGATATTGACCAAGTGTTATCTCGTTTAGGCTTGTAGGTATTTTAAGATTTACTTTCATATTCTTTTACTTATTAATATATAAACGTTTTTAATTTATTTTAGGGACTAAGATACAATATACTTACCTCTGTTTGGGTTTTGTAGTTGGTAGCCTACTGCATACCTAATAGCATCTATTAAGTGATTCCATTTATCTACTGGTGTATTAGACTTTCTTTCAAGCCAACTGTAGTTGTTTAGCTCTTTGATAAGGTTGGTGCTTTCTGGTGTTACTACTAAGTCATAGTCTTGTAAAAGGCTTATTCCGTATGTTACACTTCCTTGTCCTTTAATACTTGGTTTTACATTGCACCCCTTTGCTTTTATCTCGCTTAGTAGTCTTGGCTCTGCACTATCCCCTATTATCAAACCATCCTTAGCGTGTTTAATATTTAAGTCTGCTATGTGTGTAGTAGTTAGTCTTTGTAAGTAGAAACATTCTTTTAGGTAGATAGTCTTAGTGCTACTGTTTATATTAACCTCAACCAATGTAGAAGGGTCTGCTGCGAATCCGTAATCTTGACCCCATACACTTACGCTTGTTCTCTTAAACTCTCCTATTGTCCAATTATCAAATATAACACCCTCAGCTTTATTAAGCCAAGCACCTAACATTTGTTGTTTGTACTTCTCTGGTCTACGTTCACGCATTTGAGCTATCTGCTCTATGTAGCTTTTAGATAGGTTATCTATGTTGTCTATGTATGTGGTATGTATGTAGGTAGTATTGTCTTTTGTTATATTGCTACCCTCTTGCACCCCTTTAGATTCAAAGAACCTTGTGTAAATGAAATGCTCTTTAGTTGTAGGGTTTAGTATTAGGATAACTCTATTCTTGTTTCCTTTCTGTCTAACCGATAAGTCTATAGTATCAAACTTCTGCTCGTCTGTTAGTTCCTCTGCTTCATCTACTACCCAAGTAGTAATACCTTGTAAGGATTTAAGGTTAGCAGTCTGGTCTCCACTTGATGTCTTTATACCTCTAAAGATTATCTTGCTTCCAGTCTTTTTGTTTAGTATCTCATCCTTAGTTATGTGGAAGTGTTCCATAGAGCCAAACTGCTCAAGCTTGTCTATAAACTCTGGTATGATAGATATGTATGCTGAGGTTAGTGTGTATCTTGTAAATAGGATAGTATGCCCAGCTTCATAAGTAAGCATAACTAAAAGGGCGTTTACTGAAAATGACTTCCCAGAACCACGCCCACCACTTACTATAAAATACCTACTGTCTGTTTCAACAATAGGTAGATATTTCTTTTTTACTTCAATCAATGGTTAATCAACAAACTTTATTAAATCTCTAAAATTGATGTTTAAGCCCTCCGATGAGTTGAGGTCTATACTTTCCTTAGGTTTTCCATAACGATAGCTTAAATACAGCTGTAAGGCTCTTATATCCCCCTTAATAACTAACTCTCCTAATTTACCTACTGCTATGTCTTTGTCTATTATAGCATCTAATCTCTCAATTAGTTTTTGCTCTTGTGCCTTTGGCTTTCTTCCAGCTCCTTCTCTTGCTCCTCCGTTATTTTTTCTTTTATCCATAATTGAAATAAATTGTTTAATCAATAATATATAAACACTTTTACTTTTTTTTAGAACAACCTTTGTTGTGCTTTGTGTTGCTCTATTCTTTTTATAGCTGCATTGTAATACTCTTTGTCTAATTCACAAGCTGTAAGGTCATATCCTAAGTTATGACAAGCTATTGCTATTGAGCCACTACCTAAATGAGTATCTAAAATCTTATCGCTTTCTTTTGCGTAATTCATTAAAAGCCATTCGTATAATCTAATAGGTTTTTGTGTTGGGTGTATTCTTTTTTCTTTATTTTTCATATCATACTGCAACATACCAGCCCATTTGCATTTATAGTTTCTTACGCTTGTTTTAAAATTTGTGTAAGCTAATTCGCTATCTGCAAAATCTGAAGCTCCATTATCTTTATCCCAAACAATCCAACAACTACTATTAGCGTTTGGTATGTTTTCAATAAAATAATTAGCACCCCAAATAATAACATTTTTACTAACTCTAAATAATTCAATAAAATAATTTTTGTTTGGTGCTTCACTATCCCAATCTTTTTTTGTATAATCTATCTTTTTAGCAACACCACCCCCCTTGCCTTGTGATTGCTTATTTATACTTATACCATAAGGTGGGTCTACAATAGCAAGGTCAAAGTAGTTATCCTCATACCTTGCCATTAGTTCCATATTGTCCTCGTTTGTTATTAGCATAGTAAAGGGTTTTTAACTCTGTTGTTTAGCAATGCACCTTTAACTTCTTTTATTGTCTTTGGTTTGACTCTGTGCTTTAATGATTTGTTAAACGGGTCTAAGCGTGTTTCTTTAAACTCCTCTACTGTTTCTATATCCCAACCACTTAAAACGTCTACGACGTCTTGTATTTCTTTTATCGTCTGTGTTGTTTCTGCTTTTTTAATCTCTTTCTTTATTTTGTCTTGTTCTGAATTAAAGAAAGGTTTAGAGAATACTAAGTCTAACTCTTTTATTATTTCATCGTGTTTCCTTTTATCTTCTAAGCTTATTACATTAACGCTATTAACGTGGTGTAGTATATTGCAATGACTTTTTTTTATTGTATCTCCTACTTGTTTAAATGTGCTTCCAGATTCATAAGCAAGTTTACAAAACACTTTCTTTGCGTATGTGTAATTCCTTTGCCTTGTATCTAAAGTAATATCTAAGTTAAATTTATTGTTAACCGCTTCTTTTATTTTGTCTAATGTCATATTTATATCTTATTATCTATCACTTCAATTAAGTGTCTTAAATCGCTTCTCTCCCACTCTCCTAAGTTTACTCCGTTTATTAGGAACTTATAGTAGTCTTTTCTTTCTGAGTCTTTTACTTCTATGTTTATATACATCTTATTTATTTTTTTCTATCCATTGTTCTTGTTGCTCCCTTAGGTATTCTATCTCTCTCCTTAAGTAGTCTGCTGCTTTCTCTAAGTCTTTTAACTCATCGTCTTTCTTTCCACTTCTACAAACATACTTAATTATATTGCCTCTATTGAAGTTTAGTTCATAATCTTTTATAAAGTCTATAACATCATAGCCTTTTCCGTTCTCGTAATGTAAATAGGTTGCTCTCATATTATTTTGGTTGTTTATCTGTTTCTTCATTTTCTTTGTCTACTATTAGTTTTAATCCCTCTACCTTTACATAGAGTTGAGCTACTATATTCTCAAGTCTTAGTATGCGTTGTATCTGTGTGTGTTTCTTCTGTTTCATTTTATTTTATTTAATTCGTTTTGATATGCTTTTGCTGCTTCTTTTTCATCTGTGAAATATCCTAAGTGTTTTATTATTCCATTTACTCTTATAGCTCCTTGCCATTTACCTTGTCTTTTATGCCAACATACTCCAGTATATTTTGAAGTGCCTCCTTTTTTATCTTTAGATAGATTCTCTCTACTTGTAAGTAATTGTAAATTATATAGTTTATCGTTTTCTTTATTATTATCTATATGGTCAACTACTATTTTATGACCACAAGGTTTGTGATTTAAAAAAGCCATTGCAGATAGTTGATGTATTTTAGCGTTACCTCTATGTTTTCCATTTTTTGATAATCCAACTCTATATCTTCCGTTAGCGTTAAGACCTTTTTTTAATAGCTTAACTTTTTTAGTTTTATTGAAATTTAAACTTCTTACATTGCCTAAATTGCTAACTTGATATAACCCCTCATACTCTGGTATATCTTTCCAAATCTCTATGTTTATTCTACTTAATAAACTTGCTATCATAATTCTCCTGTTAAGCAATAGTTATCTAAATCGTTTCCCTCTATAAAAAACTTGTTGTATAAATCAATAGCTTTCTCTACCTTTTCTTCTCCTTGATAGTAAAACTGTTCTGAGCAGTTAAAGATACCAATGTCAAGTGAGCCTTTGTCTAAAGCTAAAAAGAAGAACTCATCATAGCTTTTATTAAATAAGTTACAGTATAAGTAACATTGAACATCATAGCCATACTTCTTAGCACTCCAAGCAAAGTCTTTTATGTTTGTTGTTGTCTTAAGGTCTACTATTCTATTAGTTGCTAATACATCTGCCTTACCTCTGAATGGCATACCTAATACGTTATATATTGCTGGTATCTCAAACTCTGCTTTAGTTATTAACTCTTTAGCGTGTTCGTTTCTATAGAACGCATCTACAAGCCTATCAGCATCATTACGTTCCTTAATAGTAAATACTCTTGGGTTCTCTGCTTTAGCTTCTCTAAACTTCTTTGTGTTCTTAGATTGAACATCTATAAACGTTTGTGCTGCAAATACCTCTGGTTCTAATATAGCTGTGTGAAATAACCATCCATCTCTTAAAGGTTGACTTTCAGCAGTACCATACTTTAAACTGAAGTTATATGTCTTTGGGCTTGATAGAAGCTGTTTAAGGCTACTACTACTAAGAGCTAACTTATTTAGTTCTCCATAGTAAAAGGAGTCATCATCCATACGCTTAAGCAGTTCAGCTCTATCGTAATGCTTTCCATCTAATAGTTGTATTTTATCCATTATGTTAATTTTTCAATTATAATTTTTTCAATATCACTTATCATAATGTAATTTAAAAGGTCTGCAATATCAACACCACCAACATTAATAGAGTGTAATTCTATACTTGGAGCTGTACCATTATAGTAATAAGTATGTTCTTCTGCTTTCCAAAATCTATATTCTACCTCCATTGGTATTTCATTATATAGTATTTCTATAACTGGTAGATTTTTAATTTGTGTCATATCTCGTATTGTTTTAATTTGTTTTCTAAGTCTTCTATTTGTTTGTTAAGTTCTAAGATAGTTTGGTTCTTACTATCTCTTACAGCAGTTACTCTTTGTTCAAGTACTTTGTTTTCTATATTAAGCTGGTTAACATATTGCCCTATCTCACTAACACCTTGTATGAAATGTTTAAGGTCTTTGTTCTTTGGTTTTGCATCAGACCACTTAATAACCCTATCGGATATAAAGTTAAACCATAATACATAAGACTGCCTTTGTAGTAATGTCATTATAAAGAAGCTCCTATAATAACACCTAAACAGATAAGTAATCCAGCAAGAGTAAATACTATAACGACATCATCTCTCATCATTTCTCTTTCTCTAATTTTCTGTAATTCTTTTTCTGTGTAAACTTTAATTCTTTTGTCTTTTACGTCAATGTGTAATCCTGTCTTTGTCTTTTTCATTTTGTTTGGTTTTATCGGGCTGCTCATGCAGCCCTTATGGTTTATTAGTTTGTTATTTTCTTTTGAAATTGTAGAGCTTTATTTTTATTATTAAAATAAAATTTCTTAACATCGTTTTTTTCAATTACATCTAACCTAAAAGATGTTTGATTTTGGTTAGTCATTAATCTTGTTTTCATTGTTTTTGTTTTTAGTAAATGTTATAAATTATACTTCTAATTATTTCTTGTCTTTTAAGTAGTCGTTCTTTGACATCTTTAGGTACTTCTGTTCTTAGTGTAGTTTCAATGTCTTTTAACTCTTTGTTTAAATCGTCTAATTGTGTAAGCATAATTTTTTTGTTTTAACAAACCTAATTAAAATTAATGTTATAAACAAATTATAAACAAAGTTTTTTATTCATTCATCTTAAAATAGCTATCCCATATACCCAGCTCTGTGTCTTTTTCATTAATGTTAACGATAGCTGCATCACTTTCTTTTAGCAAATAACAAGGCTTAGATACTTTTTTACTTCCCCATAATGTAGTGTCTGGGCAGTACATATTCTTTACCTCTAAGTCTTTTAAGTTGTTAAGCCAAAATAGATAGTTTCCTTTAGGGTCGTTTACAAAATACAGAGCTACCTTTCCTGTGGCTATTAGTTTATCAAACTTAGCCTTTTCTATTATCTTAGTGTCATAGTATTTATTCCTAAACTTCATCTCTATAACACAGTCTTGAGATTTTGGAGTTTTACCCTCAGCATCCCAGCTAACACTACCCTCTCCAGTATGACTTAATGTCCAACCATCTAAGTTTAATAATGTTACTACTGACTGCTCC